TTTCTGCACAAACCGCGCTCAGGCTTTGCTTACGGCAAAATTCCTGTTGGCAACACGTCGCCGCATCACCCATAGCGTCGCCTTCAAAACTGTGCCAGATGGCCTGAGCATCGAGCCCGGCTCGTACATCCGCGTACTGACCACCAGCACCACGTACTCAGCACAAAACAACGGTGCGATTACCGACGCTGGCACACTCGTCTCAATCAGTTCCATCGAGGATGGTGACTACACCGCGCTTATTTACGACCCCGCATCCGGGCAAATTACCGAGCAGAGCATCACGATATCTGCAGGCGTTGTCCTTGACGACAATGTGCATGGCTGCCTGTTTACGCTGCTGACCCAGCAAAACAACCAAGCGATCTACCAAGTGGAGCAGCTAACCATTGAAGAAGACGGCCTGATCAGCATCTCAGCCATCCACGTTCCTGTGGACGAGAACGGCGCTAGCCTTGTTGCAGCAGACATTTTGACCGGCACGTTTAAGGTGCAGGAGTAATGACGTTTCCAGCACTGGTCCCAACAAGCCGCGAATTCAGCCCAGGCGACTGGCCTGTTAAGCGTTTCAATTCGCAGTCAGGATCCGAAATTCGTATTTTGTACGGCAACCAGCGCAGCAACGCAAAACTGTCGCTGAGTTACGACAACATTTCCGATAGTAACGCTCAGTTATTTTTGACGGACTACGACGCGCAATACGGCACGTTGCGCACATTTGATCTACCTGCTGCTGTGCTGACTGGAACATCGGTTGCGATGGAAGCACCAGCGGGCAGCAAGTGGCGCTATGAAGCCGAACCACAACTGCGATCTGTTCGCCCCGGTCGCAGTAGCGTTACAGTAAATCTGGTGGCTGTCATCTAATGGCCAAAGTATTTACTGGCAAAGACGGCGCCCTGCTGATCGACGGTGCCACCCAACTCAAGGTCACAAACTGGACCCTGACTGGCAGCGTGGAGATGCTGGAGACCACCAGCCTTGGCAACGCGCAACGCACATACGCTCCCGGCGTTCAAGAATTCAACGGTAGCGCCACGCTTCTGTACTACAGCGATGACGCCGAGCGCAACGACGCAGCCGACGCACTGCGCAAGGTCTTGAAGGTTGACGGTGTAAGTGACGGCGACACCGTAGTAATTCGTCTGCGCCTTATTCAGGGCAATACAAATCACGACGTTTCTTTTACTGCCTATATCACCAGCGTTTCGTTTGGCGCCAGCGTCGGTGAAATTACGTCAGCACAAATCAGCTTCCAAACAACTGGAGCACTGAGTGAGGTGACGTTGTAATGGGAATTTACCTCGGAAATATCGGCAACATCGAGCTGACACGCAAATCGCTCGAAGGCTTCAAAGAATCTGTTGTCAATCCATCTGACGTAAACGGCACACGTCACCGTTTCAGTTTTGATTTCAACGAAGGCTTTTTGATTAGCGGCGACCTCGTTGCCATCAGCACAACAGACGGCACCGATCTCGACTTTGTGGCGCCCAGCGGCTGGAGCGATGGGACTGTCCACGAAAGCGGCAAGTGGTACGTCTTTGTCGACGAGCTTGGCGGCATCCGCCTCTACGACAACTTCAACGACAGCTTGGAAGGAAGTACCGCCGGACTTGTTGAACTTGCCGATATAAACCGCAACATCCCCATCAAAGTAGAAATTGAAGACCTTGCAGGTAGGTTGCTGGCATCAATCAGCGACTACGAACTGAATACAACACGTGAAACGGTTGATGTTACGACGCTTTCGGACGAGCACCGCCAGCAATACAGCAGCCTGATCAGCGGTAGTGGTCGGCTTACTGCGCAGTGGGATTACGTCAACGAGATCAATCAGGAGCCTGTGCATTACCTAATGCAACTGGTACTGCGCACGGAAATCGGCTCTGCCTTCCACGCAAAGTTTTTCATCAAAACCTTGGGTGCCACTGCAAATGCCGGATCTTTTGCTGGCTCGCAGGTCAACGATCAAGTGTGGTGGGAATTTGATGCGATTGTGACGGGCAGCGCCACAAGTTTTGCCCCTGGCGACATTGTGGTTTCGACGATTGATTTTGTAGCTACAGGACCGATCCGCTTGCGTGCCAACACGACGCCGCGCTTTAAGTTGCTCCAAGAAACAGGTGATCCTATTGTGCTTGAACAGGGCGGAGGCTATCTCCTCCTTGAAGGCAACGATGAGTAAACTAAGTACACCGGAACGAGAGGCTAGCTGTGTCTGACCTGAAGATCAGCGAACTACCCCAGCTAGCTGGCGCAAACCTTGCCGCCAACGACCTGCTGGCCGTCGCTGATACCAGTGCCAGCGAGACACGCAGCATCACGATCTCGGACGGCATCGGCAAAGCTGTCACGCTGATTGCCGACGACACAATCCCGAGCGCAAAAATCCTGTTCGCTGCTGGCTCAGTCCCAGGCAGCGCCATCGAAGGCGAGACAGTCAATACTTCCCAGCTAGCCAACGACGCTGTAAGCGCTGCCAAGCTTGCGAACAATTCTGTAACGCGCCTTGTCAGCACGCTTCCAGCAACTGGTGACTTCACCGGCCAGTTCGCTCTTGATACCGACGACCTTAAGCTCTACTGCTGGGACGGCTCCACTTGGCAGGCAATTAAAGCCGGCGGCTCAGTTAACACCGTAATTGGCGGCAGCGCTGGCGTTGTCAATATCACGGTCACTCAAACCGGGGATAGCGTCACCCTTAACACCACGCTCGATAACACTGGTGCGGCTAGTCAATTCTTGGCTGGTCCAACGTCCGGCGCCGGTTCCGTCACTTACCGCGTGATTGCTCCGGCAGATCTGCCGACTGCCACCACCACGGATAAGGGTGCCGTTCTGGTGAACGGCAACGGTCTCGCCATGAGCGGGAACCAGATCGTCATTGATAACACGGTCACTCAAAACACGAGTGCGTACCACGTTGTTCGCTACAACGCCAAAGGCTTAATCACCGATGGACGCGCTCTGATTGGCGCGGATGTACCAGTTGCCACATCTGGAACGGTCGGTGTTGTCGCCCCTGGCGCTGGTCTTGGCGTCAATGCTGCTGGCACCATCAGCCACACCAACACCGTCACACCCGGCACCTACGAAAAAGTCACCGTTGATGCCGAAGGACACGTCACCGCTGGCGGCAACCTAGTTAGCGCAGATCTGACTGATATCGAATTCAGCGCCAGTCAACTTACTAGCGGCACGATTAACGCAGCCCGTTTTGCTGCTAATTCGATTGAAGGTACCAAGCTTTCAAACAACGCAGTAACAAAAATTGGCGGTGCAGGCTCGACTAGTGGCGTCGTTGTATTCCCCACTCCCGATTACAACGGACAGTATTTTTACGATTCCCTAAACGGCGACCTCTACCTGTACGACGGGAACACTTGGCAGCCGATCACCATTACCGCTGGCGAAATTATCTTTGCTGGTACGTTTAGCGCCAATCCTACTTACAACAGCGGCGCCGGCAAAATCGTCACTTTGACCAGCGCAGGTACCGCACTTGGTCTTTCTGTTAATAGTGCGCTACCCGCTGCATCCGGCAGCAATAGTCGTTATTACTTTGTCGTCAGCGAAGGCGGCACTCCGACTACGGGTAACGCCCCACTTGTTGCCTTGGCGCCGCCTGACATTGTGTTGTCGGATGGCACGGCCTGGACGCATGTTGATGTGTCGTCCACTGTGGCAGCACAGACAGCATCAAACATCACAACAACTGCAATTTCTGGTCTTACAGGCAGCAATGTTCAAGATATGCTGTCATCTTTAAATAACGTAAAAGCAAATAAAGCTGGTGACACATTTACTGGCAATGTAACGCTAAACAATGTAAGCCTTGTATTTGATACAAGCGGTAGCTTTAACACTACTTTGACATCCGCTGCCAATAACGGCGCAAATCGTACAATCACTATTCCAGCCGAAGCCGGCACAATGCTGGTTAGCGGCAACGCCAGCATCGTCAATGCAGACATAAACGCTAGTGCTGCGATTGCCTACAGCAAACTTGCTGCCTTGACCAGTGGCAACATCCTTGTTGGCAACGCCTCGAACGTTGCGACTTCGGTTGCAATGTCGGGTGATGTCACTATCAATAATGCAGGCGTCACCGCTATCGGCAGCGGAGTGATTGTTAATGCAGATGTAAATGCAAGTGCCGCTATTGCATTTAGCAAACTGGCATCGCTGACCAGTGGCAACATATTGGTTGGCAACGGCAGCAACGTGGCTACATCCGTCGCCATGTCCGGTGACATTACGATCAGCAATGCCGGTGTAACGGCAATCGGCAGCGGCGTAATAGTTAACGCCGATATTAACGCATCCGCCGAGATTGCAGTCAGCAAACTGGCTAACGGCACTGCCCGCCAACTCCTTCAGACCAACGCTGCTGGCACTGACGTCGAATGGACTAGTAATGTCGATATCCCCGGAACGCTCGATGTAACTGGCGCTGCTGTATTTGACTCGACAATTACTGTAAGTGGCTCCGCAACTGCATCAAACTTCAATGCAAACGGAAGTACGGTTCCAGCAAACGGAATGTACTTTTCTACTAGTTCTTTACGTTTTGCAACTAATAGCACCCAGTCGCTTTCTATTGATGCCAGTGGTACCTTATTTGTCGGGCAATCGGGAACAAACGACTCTCAGATAGTTATCGGAGCAAGAGCCACTGGTAATAGAGCAGCTTATCTTGATATAGTAGGGGACACTACTTACACCGACTACGGAGTAAGAATAATAAGAGGTAATAGCGGTGCCAATGCAGAGAGCGCAATGCTACATAGAGGCACTGGAGATTTTGTTATTAAAACAGAAGAAGCAGCCCCTATTTTATTCCTTACTTCTGCTACCGATGCAGCCCGCATTTTAAGTAACGGTAAATTTTTGATCGGCTACACAAGCGATGTTGGTGGAGCATACAAACTTCAAGTAAATAGCCAGATCTTCGCAACAAGTTCCACTATCGCCACTTCCGACGGTCGATACAAGGAAAATGTTACCCCCCTCGGAGGTTGCCTAGATATTGTCAAAGCACTACGTCCAGTTAGTTTCACATGGAAACCACAGCAAGACATTTACGGTCCTGACGAAACTGGTAAAAATAGACTACTGCGCGAAAAACACAATTTTCCGGCAGGAACACAAGTCGGTTTTGTTGCACAAGAAGTCCAAACTGTACTTGAAAATAAACCGTGGCTTGGCAGCATTATCAAAGAAAATAAACGCGCTGCCGTTTTAGACGAAAAAGGCAAAGAACTGGTTCCCGAAGAACAGTTCTACGGGATTGCGGAAGGTAATTTAATAGCGGTGTTGACAAGCGCACTACAGGAGGCTGTTAAGCGCATTGAAAACCTGGAAAGCAAACTCGCTAACCTTTAAGAGAGGCGCCAGTAACCATGATTACCCCCGCTAGCTACGACATCACGATTTACCAGAACGCCACTTGGAAGGGTAGCTTTCGTGCTACTCAGAATCGGCAGACAGTAACCAGCATCAGCATTACTGGTGGCACTCCTACCTTTAACTGCGATTGCCATGGGCTCACTGCTGGCGACAAGGTGACTTTTACCGGCGGCACCGCAGTTCCCTGCGGTTTGACGCTGAACACGATCTACTACGTGATCAGCGCTGGTCTGACCACAGGCGCGTTCCAGGTTTCCGCCACTAGCGGGGGTAGCTCCATCAGCGTTAGCGGTCCTGCGACTGGCACGTTTTACGTCGCCGAGCCACTTGACTTGACCAGTTACGGAGTTGATGCCGACATTCGTGGCCTGATTAACAACGAAAGCGTTGGCACCTTTACAACTTCGGTTACAAGTGCAGCAAACGGTGAATTTGAGTTGACACTGACTCCGGCTACAACCGTTGCTTTTGAGGTCGGGCGCTATGGCTACGACATCAGTCTGACTACCGCAGGCGGTGAGCGTTACTATTGGCTTACGGGTGTTGCCACCGTGCAACGTACTTATTCGCGGAACTGATCCATGTCTTCCGAAGTGCAAATTGCGGTCATCGACCAGCAAGACACGCAGATTGTGCTGGCAGTTCCAGGCGTCCAAGGCGCTACGGGCAGCCCGGTCTCGCCTGGTGGCACCGCCAACCAAGTGCTCCGGAAGGCGAGCAGCACCAATTACGACACTGATTGGTTTTCCTT